AGCAGAACTTGTAGGCAATGTCAACCGGAAATATTGTAAGTTAGTGACCACTGACAATACCAGACGCACCGATACTAAAATCCATAAATAAGTAATATTCTAAGGACATTATTGTGGCAAGGTTATCACTTTGGAAAGACGGTAGGCATACAAACGACTATAAGTTCTTCGATCGCAGGATTTCGGAGCTGTTCACCATTGGGGGGACAGGAATTATGGTACACAAATACCTCGGGCCAATAGATCAAGGTGCCAGCACTGATGCAACAAAACCCCAGTACGAAACACAAAGCGAGCGCAATATACAAGATTTGTTGTTCCTGGAAAATAGAGATCGAAAATACGATGCTGACGTATACTCATTACGCGGCATTTATCAAGTGGCCGATAATGATTTTGACCTGAGCCAATTTGGATTGTTTTTACAAACTGGCACCTTGTTTATGACCTTTCATATCAATGATATGATTGCTACCATGGGACGAAAGTTAATGAACGGTGATGTGCTGGAACTGATGCATCTCATTGATTACGATACATTAAATACTGACTTGCCAACGTCATTGAAACGATTCTTTGTAGTGGGAGATACCACCAGGGCCAGCGAAGGATTTAGCCCAACTTGGTTCCCACATTTATGGCGTTGCAAAATTAACCCATTGGTTGATAGTCAAGAATATAAAGATATACTCAACACAATCAAAATTAGCGATAATAGCAATACTCCTCTCAAAGATATTCTCAGTACATACGATCAATACATCAACATCAATGAAGCCATTATCAATCAGGCTGAAATTGATGTTCCCAAGAGCGGATATGATGTTGATCACATTTATCACAGATCAAAAGACGCCAACAGTCCTGATTTCAAAGTTGGCGGGTTTTTGTCAGGCACCGGACAAGCGCCAAACGGCCTACCAGTGGTAACTGGCATTAATTTTCCTTTTGCACCAGCAGTGGGAACGTATTGTTTACGTGTTGACTATATGCCCAACAGGTTATTCAGGTATGATGGCAAAAGATGGCTCAAGATTGAAGATGCAGTCAGAACCAATATAACCAACGGAGTTGATAACAATTCCACTCTACGAAATAGTTTTATAAACAATACCAATGTTATGATTGATATTCACGGCAATACGCATGATGAAAAACAAAACTTAAAAGATGTTCTAAAACCCAAAGCCGATTACAAATAATTATTATGACTTCATTTTTCTATTCTGGTCAGATCCGCCGATTTTTACAACAATTTATACGTATGCTCAGCAACTTCCAAGTGGAGCTAGGCAAAGATCGAGCTGGAAATACTAGTTTACTTCAGGTTCCAATTTACTACGGTGACAGCAGTAGACAGGCTGCAACAATTTTACGCAACAATAGCGAAAACAGCGTGGCCAGCGTTCCAGCCATGTCAGTGTATATCAGTGGAATGCGTTACGATCAAAAACGAATGCAAGAACCGTTTCACGTTAGCAAATTGAACATAAGAGAAAGATTGGTCGACGAGAACGGAGAGTTTACCAGTGAGCAAGGAGATACTGTCACTGTGGAACGATTAATGCCTGTTCCCTACCTGTTGACTCTGAAATGCGACATATGGACCAGTAACACTGAGCAAAAATTACAACTACTAGAACAAATTGCAGTGCTATTTAATCCCAGCTTGGAAATACAAAGCACAGACAACTACGTGGATTGGACCAGTTTAAGTTATATCACTCTTACCGATACAAATTTTACAAGTCGTGTAATCCCATCTGGGACAGAAGATCCAATTGATATTGCCACATTAACGTTTGAATTGCCAATTTGGTTGTCAGCACCTGCCAAAGTCAAACGCATGGGTGTTATACAAAAATTTATTGCAAGCATCTGGGATTCAAATGGCATAGACCATGTGTACAACGACTTTGATTTATCCAAATCCAGCCTGCTGGCCAAACAGGTTTACACACCAACTGGATGCAATATATTATATTTGGGAAATACATTAAAGGTATTCCTATCAGAACAACAGCAACCATTTACACCCGGTGATACTGCTGATCGTGAAGGATATAATTGGAGTTTACTAATCACCCAATTTGGTGCACTGGTCAATGGCCACAGTCAAGTTAGACTAGAACAAGACGATATAACAATTGTTGGCACCGTGGCACAGCACCCATCTGATGTGAGTTTGCTTTTGTTTACTCCTATCATAGATACATTGCCGGCCAACAACAACGAGCCCGTAACTGCTATCATTAATCCAGAGTCAGTAACAATTGATTCGGAGTTTTTATTCCCGGCTACTGGAACCAGATATTTGATATTAGGTGACATTGGTAACCTGGGAGATTCCGAAGGAGCCATATTATGGAACCGCACCGGATTCCCTGTTTTGGTAGCACGTACAAATGACATTATTGAATTTACCGGAACACATTGGACAGTATCGTTTGACAGCGCATCAGTTACTGCTGTACAATACATTACAAATCTAAGAACAGGCACTCAATACAAATGGAAAAATCAACAATGGACCAAATCAGTAGAAGGTCGGTACGGAGCAGGTGCCTGGAGTTACGTCCCTTAACCAATGGAGTTGGTGCCTTGATTTATGCCAAGGACACCCAGCGATACCTGTTTCTTCTCAGGACACAAGGAAGTTGGCCAATGACCTGGGGACTAGCAGGCGGAAAAGTCAATCTGGACGAAAGTATTTCTCAAGGACTGATTAGAGAAATACAAGAGGAACTGGGAGGTAAGATTGTGAATCCTAAATTTGTTCCTTTAGAACTGTTTACCAGTGCCAACGAACAGTTTGTTTACCATACGTTTTTTGTTGCAGTTGATTACGAATTTATACCTGCTCTTAATCAAGAACATTTGGGCTATGCTTGGTTGCCGCTAGCAGCGCCCCCTAGGCCCTTGCACCCAGGAGTCAGTCGCACACTGAATTCTGAAGACATTGTTAAAAAGATCTTCACTGCTGAATACAATGTAACCAGCTGAGATCTAGTCTCGTCTGCAAAAATGGTAATCGCCATCCGGGCCAGCATTGCTGAAAATTCCCAAACAATCAAAACCCTGTTTGTCCATGTAGTCAACTACTATATCAAACAAGGGTGCACCTTTGTTGTATTCTACAACCTGTAGTTCCAAGATAACATGTTTTACTGATTTTAATGTTTCCACTGCACCTTTGAGAACATCTAATTCTGCACCTTGTACATCCATTTTGATCATGTCAGGCCGGGGAAAGTTGTTGCGTTGTACAGCAGTATCCAAGGTAATTGTTTCAAGTCTACGCCGGTGTGACTCATTGAAATACAATGGAGCCTGGGGGTTAACTTGTTCGTTTTCTTTATAATAACTATTCCCGCCAGGATGATAATTGTTCTGATAAAAATCAACTTTGGCCCCGTCAACATTGCTCAACACACCCATGCTGTATCGTAGGTTCTGTTCTTGATACAAGAACTCCGATGCATCCATTGCTTCAAATGCTATAAATTCAGCAGAAGGCCATAGTCGCCGAGCTTCGTTTGTCCAATGCAATACACATGCACCTATATCGTATACCACATGTGGCACAACTCCGGTATCACGTAACTTGGTCAAATAGTTTAAATGAGTTTGTGGTAGTAATCGTTGCTGCCCTAAATCTCGTAATCGTATTTGGTCCTGTTGCACCTGCGTCAATGGAACTTGGGCTACTATGTTATTGTCTATAACAAATTGTGAGCTACCAGTATGTCCACATTGTATACTGGTATCAGCCCAGATTTTAAATCCCCGGCTCAATGCCTTTTTGCAAAAGTCAATGTCTTCTGATATAGTATTGTTATGATCAATTGCTGATTTGTATACAAATTGTGGATACCCAATGGCTCGCATAATGTCTGCCTTGACCAATACACATCCAAATCCGCAGCTAGCAATTTCAACCAGGCCGCGTCCCTTGATTTTTTCATAAGGTATATTGTCGACTCCGCCTGTTTGTGTATGCTCGTATACTTCTAAAATATGTTGACCAGGTTTACGTTGAATATATAATCCTGAAACCATATCCAGATCATGTGCCATTAGCTTGGTCAGTGTATCTGGTGCAAATGAAATGTCACTGTCTACACTAAACAGGTAGTCAAATCCTTTGACTACCCAATCTGCAATTAAGTTTCGTACTTGGTCAACATTGTATCCAAAGAAATATTGGAATGTTGTTTCGCAATCGTCGGGCACAATTAAATCGTATATGCTTTTAAATGTGTCAGGTTCAATGTTACGGGCGGTAGGAATTGCAATCAGGATCTTTTTCTTTTTTATAATTTTAGTCACCGGTTTTACTACCATTTCTTCTTTTACTTGTTTGTACACCAGGGATTCTCTTTCCAGGAACCCGCCTGTGATTGATATGTCGGATGTGGTTGCTGCAAATTGTGATGTAAAATCCCAATTGGCAATTAGATAATTTGTTTTGCCACGGCTCAATTGCAGATCAAATATATAGTTGTCACCATAATATATGTCAAGACCAGCTGGTATAGGTGTCCATGATTTTTTATGGATAAACATCAAACAGCCAAACCCATAGGTGTGTTGATTGGTCCACGGAACAATATCTATGGTCTTAGTTGTTACCGGTGGCTGATTGAAATCAGCTGTGCCCGGACACAGACCAAACACACCTGCCCGGTCACTTAATTGATATTGTAGCTTTTCAAATATTGCTGTATCAAATACCACATCATCATTCACAATGCAAATCCTGTCGTTTTTGCTGTTGGCAACTCCAAAGTTCCATGCAGGGTTAACATAGATGTTACAACCAAAATCGTGCATTTTAATTTTGGCATGAGTCAGTCCCATGGGAGTCAGTGCATTATCATTGTTGATAATAATGATTTCATCCACTGCCGGATGATCGCACAGCTCATTAACAAATTTAACAAACTGATCTGCCACTTTCCACATTGTGGGCACAACAACTGAATACTTCTCAATTC